TTTTCCATCCACTCTTTAGCACGTAAAATACTAGCAGTAGATTTAGCTCTCTCTTTAGCAAATGCACGTTGTAATTTAACGCCAGCACTTGTTTTAGCTTCTTCAATCTCAACCTCTTCACGCTTGGCAGCCATGGCCAAACCTTTTTCACGGCGTTTTACTGCACGTTTAACGATATCACCATATTCACCTTTAGTGTGTGGTTTCAACTCTTTAACTTGTGCTTTGGCTTTCTCTTTATAGTCACCCAAAGATACTTCATCTAATGATTCTTTTTTCATTTTTGTATGCTTCATTGTTCCTGCTGGAGATGGCACCTCATATTGAGCTGCGGCCTGATCCAACTGTCTTTTTCTTTTTAATGTTGGTGAATGTTTTATTTCAGAGCGAACTTCAGGATGTGAAATCTTTGTGGTCAAATCCTCTTCGATTTGGTCGTCCTCATAAATTCCACGGTCATGTTTCCACTTTTCATAATCACCTTTTTTAGATGTTGCAACTCTCTGGTTCTTACCAACATAATTGATATTGTAGCCTCTAGACTTGTAAAATTTACTTAAAAGGTCTGCACGCCTAGAAGTGACATTTTCAGGAATAGCGATACCACCGCCTGCACCGGTAGCGGACCAAGGATCTCTTGGGTCACTACCAGTTTTTGCAGCCGTCAAGTCTGTTTTCTTAGCAGCAGACTTTACAATATCTTTGGTCTTTGACATTTAGACACCACCAGCAATTTTGCCCATCATTGTTTCTTGCTTAATCTTTTTAAAAGACTTCTTAGCCAAATCTTTAGCAAGATTCATTGGTGAGTTTTCATTAGTCACAAATGGATTGTCACCTGTACCAGAACCTGCCTCAGGACCTTTGAATGTTTCATCAACTTCTTCTTTAGTTGGCTTCTTGCCAGTTTGTGGCACACCCATTTTACGTTGTAGGTCTTTACGCATATCTTCGTCACTACCATGGCCTAGTTTCTTTAGAACCTTACCACCAACTTTTTTCATGGTGTCCATCATACCTTCTTCAATTTCTGTCTCTTCACCAACAGTCAAAGCAACTTTGTATGATTTTGATTTGTTATGGTATTCAGCAGGAACTTTCATACGACCACGTAGACCATCAACAGTCTTTGTATTCATATCTGTTTCACCATCAACTCTTACGTGTTCATCTTCCTTCATCTCCACTTTTTTTTTCTTCTCGGAGATTGTAGAGATGCCACCAATGTCTTCTAGTTGAAGTGACTCACGCATACCATGAATCTCACCTTTGATTCCATGTTTTGCTCTTAATTTAGCAGCTTCTTTTTCATGATATTCGCTTTCTTTAGGTCCAGCATATTCTGCATGAGAAACGTGGTGGTCTGAATGATCCAACATATCATCAGCTACTTTATTACCATGATGTTTACGAACATGGTTCTCGATAGCAGTAGCTGCATGGTGACTATGATGGCCACCCATACCGCCGCCATATCCTTGGTCAGCACTATATGAGTGTTGTGCATGTTTATGCCACAAAGCAGATAAGGACATTTTGTCCATCTTTCCTTCTTCAAGTACATCAAGTTCATCAAATGCTTCTGTGTAGATTTCTTGTTGTTCTTTCATGGATTGTTTTGTAGCAGTAGCATACATCACATTCTTAGCACGTTTACCATAACGCTCTTTAAAGCCTTTCATGCCTTTTTTCATTGACATAACAATCTTTTCACGCTTCTCTTTTTCGCCAGGAGTCATGTGACGTTCTTCATCAAGGTCAGTTTCTTTTTTACCTTTGTGCATAGATTTTTCGTGCTTGTGTACTTCTTTGTCAGCAATCTTTCTTGCTTCTGGAGGTGTCACATATTTTTCATTTGTCATTGAGTGCTTAGACAAATGGGTTTCTTTCTCTTCTTCTCTCTTTAGAGCAGAAGGCTTAACCATTTTCTTGACCAATGCTTTATCTTCTTTTTCATCAGGATGAGCTTCTTCCTTCATGTCATCTTTTTTATACTTTTTAGTATAAAGCATTCCAGTAGAAGTTTTCTTTGAATCATGGCCAGTCAGTTCACCTGGTTTCTTAGGTAGTTGGCTTGGTTTACCTTTCCAATTGAAAGGACTATCTTTTTTCTTTTCATCTTCTTCTTCAACAGGACGAACAACAGAGGAGTGTCCTTTTGCTGCAGCTTTATCATCGTGTTTCTTTAAAACTTGGCCACCAATTTTTTCTGGTGGTTCCATGCCTTCAGAATGTGGCTTAGAAGTAACAGGATACTTTTTACCTTGAAATTCAAAGTGTGATTGTCCTGCTTTTCTAGCTGCATGTGCTGCTTTGTGGAAACCAGTTTCATCTAGTTCTGGTTCTAGAAGCATCTTCTTTTTTTCATCTGCTTCCATGATTGCTTTTGTTGCATCAATTAAAGCTTGTGATACTAAAGGTTTGGTAAACATCATTTTTCTCCTGTCTTTTTCTTTTTCTTAATAGTTATTCCCGATTGCCCATACTTATCCGCCGGAGTCTCTAAAGGTTCTTTGTTACTTGCACCACCAAGAGTTCCACTCACACCAGATTGTCCCGTTAGTCCAAAATCAAAAATTGATTCTTTAAACTTCTTCAAACTCTTTTTCTTTTCAGCCAATGGATTTGGACTTACCATCCTAGGTTTGCCTGCAAAGTCTGCAACATCGTCATTATTAAATTCTGTTGCTTCTCTATACGTTTGGTCTCCAAGACCAGCACCAGCTGCACCAGTGGTTGCTCTAGAGTCAAATGTAGAACCTACACCATCGGCCGTACCTATTCTAGCTGCACTTAAAGACCTATTGCCACGTTTTAACAATTTTGTCTTATTTGCATCCATGTTAAAACGTTTTTCTACAGGTTCTGGATTCTTTGTCAAAACAGGACCAGATTCCGTATATGTATGTCCGCCGCCAATTCTAGTTGCATAATTACTGTTTTGTTTAATGTCACCATCACGGACATCATCTCTTTTACCTAACTTGGCTGCAAATTGCATGACAGGACTGTTATTATCTTTAAGTACCTTGTAACCTTTATCTCTTAGATTACTCTTCTGTACATCTTTAGCACCCTCGTAGAGGTTCAAGAATCTATTTGATTTATTGTATACAGACTCACCTAAAAAGTCTGATGTGCTTCTGTACAAATCGGTAATCTCTTCTTCTTTTAGGTCCAAACTATCACTATTGTCAAAACACATAAATGTACCAAACATTTCAGTAAACACATTGACATTCTTGTGTGCTTTTTCCCACTTTGATTGCCTGACAGATTCGGCCATCATTCTAGCTAAATGGGAATTACGTTCTTGGCTAACACTATTAGTTGTGTCAACAAAAATCATCATGGTTTGATAACCAAGTTCTTCCAATTCTTCTTTGATATGGTTAATTCTTTCTAAGTCATCAGCAGGACCATTGATGATTAATGGACCACGAGTTCTTATAGCTTCAAATCTTGGATTCATGGATCTCATGGCCAACTTATGTTTGTCATTGAGGATGTCCATAACTTGTGTAAAATTCAGTTCTACTGCTCTCGATTCTGCAATAGCTTCACGGAGAACAACATCTTTACCAGAACCAGGACCACCAGTAACAAAGATAGCCTTATGGTGACCATGAGTGTAACTCTCATGTAAACCCATACCTTTACGGACATCTTTCATCAATTCTCTTGCATGTTCATCTTTGACATGATGTGGAACACCTTGTCTGAATGAAGAGAAATCATTGTTCTTAGCATGTTCACGCATTTTGGTGCCAGACATACCTTCTGCACCTTCAGCATCAGGATCACGATGTCCTGCTGAATGAACTGTAATCTTTTTAAAGTTATAATGACCGTGACCTGCTTTCACACCATTATACTTGTGCAATAAAGAATGCATTTCTTTTACACGGTCTGATCCTGCAATCACATGTAAGTGGTCTGCGCCTTGAGCATGTAACTTGGCTGCATAATGCATAATTGTCGGATGCTCTTTTGACGATGTTTCGAAATGAGTACCTGGTGAATATCTTTTTAGGTGTTTGACTTTTTGGTCACCAGACAATGGATTCTTTTTAGCATCCTGCGAATGTGATACGACAACAGTAGGCTTTGTTTTATGTTTAGAAGCTACTTCACGGACCTTGTCAATCAACTTCAAATGGCCGGTCGTAGGTGGATTCATGCGACCAAAAGCCATAACCGCATGTTTTTCTTTTCCAGTTTCTTCTTCAATAATCTCTAAGAATGACTTCATTTTCTGACTTTAAGTAAATTAGCTCTTGCAAATTCTGCACGATTGACCAACTTAGTAGGTTCTCCTGCATGGTTTACAACAAAACCTTCTGGACCTGTTTTCTTACCATCAATATGATGTTCCAGTCCGCCTTCATGGTGTTGCAAAGTATTAACCAATACGTTCTTGGCCTTTTGCAAATGACTGTGCATCTTTAATAGATTATCATAATGGGTCTTATTCTTTTCAATATGACTCACATGAGGATCAGCTTCTTTTTCTCTTTTAATAATACCGGCCGGTGTCTTTAACTTAGCTGCAGCCTTCTTATACTTATCTTTAATGTGTTTTTTCAAACCTTCTGAACTTGGTTCATCACCTGTTCGAACAGTATGATTTATATAAGTTGATAGATGTCCTGTTTCTCCCATATGGCTAGTTGCAATATGGTTGTACATATCAGGATGTTTCTTGTGAATTGCTTCAGCCGCATCCATATGTTTCTGGAACTCATTCTGGTCTTTATCAGAATAATGTACTTGCCTAGTGTCATGGTTTGGCGACTTTTGCCAAACGTCTGGATGCTGTTTAAAGTTATGTAAGTCTGGATGTGGATCAGCCTTCATGGAAGTAATGTCTTTTCCATGATACTGTGTATGTGTTACCACACCAACTTTAGACCTTTTAACTCTTTCAGCTTCATCACCTTTAGCTGTATAAGTGATAGTATTAGGTGTAAACGATACTTTACCACCACGTTTGTGTTCCAAATCTTCACCGGAGTGCATCATGTCACCTTGATATACACCAGTCTTAGGTGCAATTTTCTTTAGGTGATTGAGACCTGCATGGAGTTTATCCATAAGACCAGGCGCATGGCCATGGTTTTTCTCAATGTCTTTATGTGTATAGTTTAATTTTGGTGTCTTATTGAATGCGGATTTAGATGCAATAAAGAACTTACCATTTTCTGGATGATGGCCAAAAACAATAGATGGAGAGCCATCATATTTCATGGTCAATGCAGAACTATTGCCACCAGACTTGATATGGTTATGAGACTGCATTAATGCACCCTTAGCATGTTCAAATCCTTTAGCACCATGAAATAAAGGTCTATCCTCCGCATGATGGATGTGCTTGAGCTTAGAACCTTCTTCCGATTCTGCTTCTTCTTTCAAAAAGGTGATAAAACTTTTCATAGTTCCTTGGACTTGCAATACACTTTGATTGCCATAAAGTTATTTATAATACTTTTTA